CTAAAGAAGAAACGGTAGTCGATTTGCTCACGGCTGAGCTCGATAAATTGACGACACCCCGGAAAGTTCCGGCGGTATCATCTGTTAATACGGTGACAGATTTTACTGGAGAGAAGGAGGGCGGTGAAGCCGAGCCGACCCTATCTGACCGTACTATGGCGCTCTTACGAGGCCTTGTTCTGATCTTCCGACACCATGGTGCTCCGGAAAAGATCATTGGTTGCCTTGAAACTCAGGTGACCAGTTATTTAAGTATTTGTCCTAACGAGGAGGAATGGGTTAAAAGTGTTAAGCACTTCCTTACCTACCCCCTCGCTAAGTACTTACGTAACGAGCCCCCCAAATCCACTGGACGTGATTTTCACGCAGTCGGCGATTTGAAGAAGTGGTTGAAACAACGTCTTATCTGTTTTAACAGAAAGAACACCCACTTGTGGTACTCTTGGTTCCAGGCGAAGCGTGCGACGCTGCCTATGTCTGAGTCGATTGTCGACAAGACATATGAGGACCATTTTGCTGCCCTTACCAGGGACGATGACGGTCAAGATGACGTCATTGAAGCTATCCTTGGTGACCCTACCTTCCAGTTAGTCCTCAAGTCAGTCGCTGACGAGGTCGCTAATACGGATTTCGATTCTTTCGTTCGTCGTCAACCGTCGACTAATGCCTCATTTGAGTGCAGTAGGAGGCTTGGCGGTCAACAACAGGAGTTGTTGAACATCTGTCATGAAGAACCTTATGATGTTCCGCGGGATTCCGAGCTCCTAAAGATGGAGTGGTTCCCGGTCCGTTTTGGAAGAACTGTGCAGACCAATGTCTGTCTTGAGACCCGTGAAAGGTATGGACGGGATCAATGGGGCAACTTAATGTCGGTGAGAGAGCTTCTCGTTCCCTCACTGAAAGAGAAAGAAGTCAGCTGTACCATACAGGCTGTACTTGAACCGATGAAGGTTCGTGTAATATCCAAGGGAGAAGCTTTACCCTATTACACCATGCGACCCTTGCAGAAGAGTCTTTGGAACGCTCTGCGTCGCATCCCATGTTTCCGGCTGATCGGTAGGCCCTTTTGTCCTACTGATATCTGTGACCTAAAGAGAAGGGCAGATAGTACCGACGAGTGGTTCTCCGTCGATTACTCAGCGGCCACGGATGGATTGTCCTGGAAGTACTCTGGACAGATCCTGGAGCATTGCATTTCGCTCCTCCCTCAACAATTCCAAGCCACTGCCATGAGCGTGCTTGGTCCTCATCGACTCCATTATCCTTCTAAGGAGAGAGGCGCTGCGCCTATCTTTAAAGGAGTAATGCGACGAGGACAGTTGATGGGCTCGATTCTTTCATTCCCAAT